CGTCCGTCTGGTACACGGGCTGACCAAACGGAAAACGAGAACCGTTTGGCACAACGTCTGCGAAGCTCGGTGCTATATCCTTTGGTGGCAGACGGAACCCGCCTGAAAACCCACGACCCGTGTTTGGTTCGAGGTTCAATGGGTCAAGGGGCTGGTCCTGCTGAGCAAACTTGTACTGAACGAGATCAAACTTGTTAATTTGGCTAGGTGTCTGTGAAGGCATCACAGCCTGCTCCTCCTTGACGTCGCTGAGTTTCTTTCCGGCAAAAACCAGACCGACAACGGCGGCAAGACTGAAAGGGTCCATCTATTAGTTAGATGCTATTTTTTTCTTTCATTTCACTTGTGTGAGTCTATATGCTGAACGTTTAAAAACAGCAGGAGCTCTGAGCTTTAAAATTGCTCTCGCTTGTTTTGCTGGTAGCATTCCATTAATTGCTAGATTGTATAAGACCTGTAGATTAGGAGCTCTATTTATTAAATTGTTCGAGTTCCGTTTACGTTTAGTAGAGCGCGCATTTCTTGCAGAGACAGATGCGTAAGCTCTTGTTCTGGGGCTATTGGGGCTATTGGGCATTTAATATAAGTTACATTTTTATTTGTCCGTGGGGTAACGCTTCGCGTAGGAAGCCGACTGGTACATCGCGTACGTGCTCGTCGGGTCCCATGACAGAAACTTGTTCACTGGCTTGTCAATGTACAGCTCTGGGAAGTCGTATGGCTTGGCGGCGTAGTACTTGTTGCTGCGGGTCGTCATCTGGGAACGCAGAGCGTCGTCCGTCATCACCATAACCTCGTAGTTGGTGTTTTTGGGACCAAAATACATTCCTTCCTCAACCATGAGGAGGCCGGGCTGAAGCACACTGCTCGGCATTATTACTTGTACTCGATATTTTTTTAGCGCCCGTTGCCACCACGGAGCTGAACAGTCTCGGGTCCGCGAGCATATGGACCGTCGGGGTTGCATGCCGATGGGTCGTCGCGGCACATGGGGGCAAATGGTTTCCCGAATGCAGCATTCGCGAACGCCGCCTGGTCGTTGGGCCACGCTGACGCAGCCGTCGTGTAGAAATTGCGCTCAGCGTCACGCTTGCGCTCAAATGGATGAATCGCCTTCCATTCGTTCTGAACCTCCTCCTTCATAGATGGGTACCACGGAGCCTGCTGCGCATAGCTCGGGTCGTCACCGAGCAGGTAGTTTGCCATGGGATTGTCGCGCGTCGGCATACGGATACCGCTCATCCCATTTGGACCCGACATGACCGTGCGTTTACCGTCTGGAATCATGTTCATGCTGTACAGTACATAAAGAGCAGCAATGACCAGGGCACCAAGTGCAACAATGCGAGCATCGCGGCGAATTAGGTACGTGAGCACGACGGCGTACACAATGAAACGAGTCGTTGCGAGCACTCGCTGCTCGGCCGTCTGACGACCAGTGGGCCAAAAATCGAGCAATTGTTCTTTCGCAATAAGGTCACGCAGGTCAATCGTCATCGTCTATTTTATACAGAGATTTTGTTTCAAAGCAGAGGACCCCCCTTACCACCCTTGAGAAGAGACGACATCAGACCGTTCATGCTGTTCATCAAAGCCGCCTCGTCGATGGTACCGTCGGGACCGGTTGCCGTATCCTGGAGCTGACTGGCACACTTCTGTGCCACCGACTCGATCATGTTGAGCGTCTCGGCTGGAAGAGCGGAAATGGTCGTGCCGAGAATGTACAGCGTCTGGAGGTACTGCCAGATGGCACCCTTCGTCGTGTCGGACAGGTCAGAGTTCCACAGACGAGGAATGTCCAGATCGTTCAGGAACGGCACCTCTGACGCATGCGTCTTGAAAAACTCCTCATCCTTCTGCATCAGGTGGTTGGCAAATGGCCCTACACTCTCCATAAACTCCTTCAGCGGCTTCTTCTGGTTCGCCTTGCGCAGAAGCACAAACGTGTTCTGATACTTTACCAGCTTCTTCTCAGAAGGAAACGTGAGAACAAGCTCGTCAAGAAACTGCTGCATCATGTCGTTGAAAGCGTTGGTGGTGGTCGCCATTGATGAAATATACTTTTTTTGCTTTAAGCCCTGAATGGAGTTGTTGATATCGTCTCTTGATGTCCGCTCCCCTGGTGAACGATGATGTACACGAGCAACCCAACGAGGAATGCCGGTTTGAAATACGCCGAATTGGGCATCGCCTTTTCGTTATTCAGGGATCCGCGAATGTGAATGTAAGCAACCGTCGCTGCGGCTGCAATCAGAGCAGCGCTCATAGGCTCACGGAAATAGTGATCAGCCATCTACTGTACGTTACGAAAATTTCCTCCAACTCGCGAAGCGAGTTGGTGGTCTGAACTGACGGACATTATTGCCACCTGCAGCGGCAATGGGTTTTTACTTGTCTGGTGCGTCGTCAAACAACGTCTCGTGGTGAACTTTGACTGGAATATGTTTAGTCATCATTGAAAGAGCTGGACGACCGGGCTCGGGGAAATCCTCGTGCATCGGCGTCCCCGCCTCTGGTGCCGGCGTCCCCGCCTCTGGCGCTGGTGTCCCCGCCTCTGGTGCTGGCGTCCCCGCCTCTGGCGCATCGGGCAACGGCGTTGCGACTTGTGGTGACTCTTCCTCGTTCATCTCTGGGTCGGCGGGGTCGGTGGGGTCTTCGTTGTTACCACCCATGTCGAGGTCACCTGTAAAGTTGGGAATGTATGTATCAAGGATCTGTTGTACCGGAATAAAATCATCGATAACCTCCTTGATCAATTCGGTGAAACGAACCGCCATCTTGATGCGACGTTCCTGGTCGGACATCTTATCAACCACGACGTACGGGTCGTCATACAGGCTCTTGGCGGCGGCGATGTAACACGAGTGCACAAACACATCGTTGGATGGCAGCTTGATGTTAATCTTTTTCGAGTCTGATGAAATACGCACTGCGGACATGATTTTGACTGAAATGACAAACACTGCCGCGAGCAGGTTGGGAAACATGGAACAGGACTTGATGATTGTGTCGGCATGCTGCTTTCCAATCGTGTTGTTCCAGTGAGGCACCTCCTGGAGCAGCGTCTGGTAGTGAATCAGCGTCTGACGACCCTTGGACACCTCGATCGCCTTTTTGTACATGTCGTAAAAGGCGTCAATCATCACGGGTGTCATGGCGTTGCACAGCTTGATCATAAATTTACGTTCCGCCTCGACGAGGATAGCTGTCGAGTCCATTTGTGTTAGCGGGTTTATTTTTTTGTGCAAGACTCGCGCACTTTTTTCGTTACTCTATATAATATGCATATCGACTATGAACGTGTCGCCCTCTGGATCCTCGTCGTCGTGATGTTCATCAAACTGTTTGTGATTCGTGAGATGTACACAGCATCCAGCCCGCTCAGCATAATGGACCTGGCAGAGTTCAGTGGATTCCCAGACGACCTCAAACAGATTTGGCAGACGAACGTCGTAAAAACAATCATGTCTGCAGTCAGCGCAAAACTCACAGAGGGATGGGCAGGTGTTTCTGCAGCGGATAAACAAACGTTTACGGAACAGGTTACAACAGCTGCAACCCAACTCGCAACAAACATAAGTAACGCTCAGGCAGTCCAAGATTCTGGATCAGGTGAAATCACCACCGTCGTTATTAATTCCTGATAAATAGTAATGGATCTCAGTGCAACACAAAATTTGCTCGATGGGGTCACTTTTCCGACTTTTCGAGGTTTGGAAAATCTAATAAACGGTGTGACACTTCCGACACTTCCAGCTGATACGGGTGTCAGTGTCGACTCGCTCACTCAAAATGTGACCGTGCCGTCAGTGCCGTCAGTGCCGTCACCAGCGGCACCAGCGGCACCAGCGGCACCAGCGGCACCAGCGGCACCAGCGGCGTCCGATTCATCCATGAATTGGTTATGGGTACTCATCGTCATTCCTATAGGAATTGCTGCAGTTGCAGCGTCCAAATCAAAGTAACTATTTTTTTCCACGCAATTTCGCAGCTGTTTTCTGTAAATTGGCGAGCGATGGCAGTGAAATGCTTCTCATAGAGTCT